CTGGATTATCTAAGCTACATGCCATTTGAGACATTGCATTCACTTCTTCTTCTGACATATCTGTAGAAGAGTTGGAAGTAACAACTTCAGGTATGGAATTTGAAGCAACAAATATACCATCATTATCTGACTTTTCGGCAACTTTTGTTTCGTTAGAATTTTCAATTAAAATTTCTAAATTTCCTTCTAAATTCGACTCTTCTGAGTTAGAAGATTTCTTCAAAGAATTCACATCTGTACCCAAAGACTTTCTAGCTTCTGATTTCGCATTACTTCTCAAGTAATACATGCCAGTCTTTAAACCTTTAGACCAACCATAAAACAATGCTTTGTTAATTTTGGCAACATTTGCATCTCTCAAGAAAAGATTCATAGATTGTGACTGGTCTATAAATGCAGCCCTGTCAGCAGACATATCTATAAGACTACTAGCTTTCATCTCCCAAACAGTTTTATAAGTCATTTTAATATCTGTTGGTATTTCTGATATAGTTTGAATAGAGCCATTGTTTTGAATCATCTTTATTCTAATGTCGTCATTCCATAAATCTAAATTTATTAAGTCCTCAACTAAGTGTCTGTTAACCAAAACAAATTCTCCTGACAAAACATTCCTTTTGTATAGGTTATTTGTAAAGGGCTCAAAACATTCATTGTTGCCCAATATTTGAGCAGTGGACGCTGTTGGCATCGGCGCTACTAGCAAAGAGTTTCTAACTCCATGCTTAATCACAGATTTTTTTAACTTAGACCAATTCCACATCCCAGACAAATCATCTTCTTTAATTCCCCACATATCATATTGGAATATCCCTTTAGATACTGGAGAGCCTTTAAAAGAAGAGTATGCACCTGATGTTTCTGGTGTGTCTGCGTTTATAAGAACCTCTTCTTTGTGTAAAGATTTTGAAATATCATTTGAAGCTGTCATGGCTGCAAAATATATAGTTTCAAATATATCTTTATTTAACTTCTTGGCAGAATCAGACTCAAAAGGAAGCCCCAACAAAGCAAAAGTATCTGCCAACCCTTGAACTCCTAATCCTATAGGTCTGTGTCTCATGTTAGACGTTCTAGTTTCTTTTGTAGGATACCAATTAACGTCTATAACTCTATTTAAATTTAGTGTTGCTTGATAAGTTACATCATAAAGCTTTTTAAAATCATAAGTCCTGAGACTTTTGTCTTTAGACTTAACTTTTCCCGTAGGAATATCTACCATTTTAGGAAGAGCTATTGAAGCCAAGTTACAAACTGCAGTTTCATCAGGAGTACTTACTTCCATGATTTCAGTACATAAATTAGATGACTTAATAACTCCTATATTTTTTTGATTGCTCTTTTTGTTTGCAGAATCTTTAAATAGTATGTATGGAGTTCCAGTTTCTATTTGTGCTTCAAGAATTTTGCCCCACAATTCTCTGGCCTTCATCACTTTCTTACCCCTTCCTTCTGATTCATATTTCTCATAAAGTTCAGTAAATGCTAAACTTACTTCTGACTCGTTTAATATATTTCCATCTTTATCATATTCGGGATATACATCATAAACATCAGATAATCCTGGGCACTCGTTTGGACACATCAAAGTCCAATTACCATCATTTTTAACTCTATTCATAAATAAATCTGGTGTCCATAGTGCTAAAAACAAATCTCTAGCTCTCTCCTCCTCTTTACCATGATTTTTTCTTAAATCAATGAATCCTTCTACATCAAAATGCCAAGGCTCTAGATATATGGCGAAAGAACCCTTTCTTTTACCTCCTTGATTTATCCACCTAGCTACTTCATTATATGTTTTTAACATAGGTAGTAAACCATCAGAATTACCACCAGTCCCCTTTATGTATGAACCCTTAGACCTTACATCATGAACGTGAAGCCCTACGCCTCCAGACCACTTAGATATTTTTGCAACATCTTTTAAAGTGTCGAATAAGGAGTCTATATTATCCCCTTTGTTAGCAACTAAAAAACAAGAAGATAATTGTGGCTTAGGAGTTCCTGAATTAAACAAAGTTGGAGTTGCGTGAGTAAATTGTCCTGTAGATAATAATTCATATGTTTTTTGAACTTCTTTAAGATTGTCACCCCATATACCCAGAGCCACCCTCATGTACATGTGTTGTGGCGTCTCAATAACTTTGCCATTTATTTTCAGTAAATAAGACCGCTCCAATGTTTTAAAGCCAAAATATTCGAAATCTAAATCTCTATCATGAATAATCATTGACTCTATTTTCTTTGAGTTTGATTTTACAACATTTAATAGCTCTTCAGAAATTAAAGGAGCACGCGCCTTTGTTTTTGGGTCTATGTTGTTATATAGATTTTCTATAGTTTCTTTAAAAGACTTTTTTGTCTCTTTTTTTACAGAAGTTAAAGCTATTCTGGCTGCTAGTATGGAATAGTCAGGATGTATTCTAGTCAAAGAAGCAGATGTCTCTGCAGCCAAAGTATCCAACTCTCTAGTCGTAACACCATCATATACTCCTGCAATTACTTTTTTTGCAATCTCCATATAGTCAACAAAGTCTTGGTCTAAACCATATGTTTGCTTTTTTATTCTTGCTGATATTTTATCAAATTTTACCGACTCTTCTGAACCGTCTCTTTTTATTACTTTCATCTTTTATTTTTTTATATTAAAACTCATCATCTACACCATCAAAACTTATGGTATTCTCTGATGTATCTCCACCAACACCAGACTTAGAATAGTCACCAACTCTTTTTTCAAAAAAGTTTGTTTTATTTTCTAAAGCTATATTAGACATGAAGTCAAAAGGATTTTTAGTCCCAAAAATAGGAGAACAATTTAAATCTGACAACAAAACATCAGCAACATATTCTAAATATTGAGACATTAAATTTGAGTTCATTCCTATTAAACTAACTGGTAAAGATTCAGTAATAAATTCTTTTTCTATCTCCAATGCAGAAGCAATTATTTCTTTAATTCTTTCTTTTGGAACTTTATTTATAACATGGCTATTATGTAAATGAGTTGCAAAATCACAATGCAAAGCTTCATCTCTAGATATTAGTTCATTAGAAAAGCTAAGACCAGGCATAAGACCTCTACTTTTGAGCCAGAAAATAGAACAAAAAGACCCAGAAAAGAAAATTCCCTCTACAGCAGCAAATGCTATAAGTCTTTCAGCAAAACTGTCAGACTCAATCCACTTCAAAGCCCATTCAGCTTTTTTCTTTACTGCTGGTATTGTCTCTAAAGCATTAAACAATCTATCTTTTTCTTCTTTATTTTTTACATAAGTATCTATAAGCAATGAATATGTTTCTGAATGTATATTTTCCATAGCAATCTGAAACCCGTAGAAAAACTTGGCTTCTGCATATTGTACTTCACTCAAAAAGTTTTCTGCTAGATTTTCATTTACAATACCATCTGAAGCTGCAAAAAAATGCTAAAATATTTTTTATAAAATATCTCTCATTTTCATTTAACTTCTCCCAATCTACCAAATCTTGCTGTAAATCTATTTCTTCTGCAGTCCAAAAACTGGCTTCTGCCTTTTTGTAAAACTGCCAAATGTCATCATATTGTATAGGAAATACAACAAATCTGTTGGGGTTGTCTTTTAATATATTTTCTTCTAATATACTTGTTGGTGTTTTAATTTCTTTTTCTAGCATTTTTTCGTCCATATTATTTTTTTTTATTTTTTATTTTTCAGCAACACAAATATAGTAATAGTAATTTCTCTACCAAAATAATTTCTGTTTTTAATATTAAGATTTTGATATTTTTTCAATATCTAAACCTGCAATGTTTGAAAGACCATAATTCGACTGATTAACATCTTGCAAAACTCTTATATCCAAATTGGAAGTATCGAAATGTAAATCAATAGTAAATCCATCTTCTCCATTTCTATTTTTTAATATCATCATCTTTGCTTTATTAACAGCCTTATCTTCTTCGGTCCTACCTATACCTAATATTAAATCTGCAGTTTGAGCTTTACCTAAACTTTCACTAATAACCCTCAAATCAAACTTTGGAGAATTTATAGCTTCTCTATTTGCCTGGGTTGCTGTCCATATTGGAACATTTAATTCCATAGCCATAGCCCTGAGTGTTTCATAAATACTAGTTAAATTATATCTTCTCTCGGAATATTCTGATGTTGACTTCATGATATCAGCATAGTCTACAAATATAACATCTGGTTTTATTCCATGGTCTCTTTCTAGAGATTGTAAATGAGCTCTTAAGGTATTTACTGAAGCTGTCCCAGTTGGAAACTCTTTTATAAATAGTTGACCTCCTTTGTTTTTTATATACTGTGATGTTTCTCTAATCTTATCAACATATTCAGTAACATATTTTAAAGGTATATTATTAAGAGCGGCATCAAATCTGTGTCCAATTTTCTCCTCTTTCATTTCTAAACTATAATAAATAGCTTTTTTACCATCTAACATTGCATTACTGGCCAGCTTAACTAATCCCATAGACTTACCCCCTCCTGTAGGAGCTAATATAATTGCAAGCTCACCACCTGCAAGACCTCCTCCTATAATGTTGTCTAACCCTTCCATGGCAGCAACAGGCTCTCTACTTTCTATTACCAACCTCTTTTCTACATCATCTAAATAATTGTGACCACTACTTTTTGGCTCACCCAACTTTAGACTATCTCCTATAATAACAGATATATTATCATAATCTTCTACCTCCCAAGCCTTTGCAGCTTTTAATAGGCCTTTTTTTAAGCCTTGCCTTTTACAAAACTCTAAAGAAACTTCTTTGACGAACTTTTGGTCATTATGTTTATATTTTGAAACTATATCTATTAGCTCTATTAATTGCTCTTGTTGTATACCAACTTCTTTATACTTTATTAAACTAATTAAAGTTTCATAATTTGGAATACAATTATATTTTGCTATGTATTTTGATATATGTTGAAATAATATTTTATGCTGTATGTTATCAAAATGCTTGGCGTATAATATATCTAATATTTGTTGAGAAAACTCTTCATCTTCAATAAAACACTTTATTAACTTAGTTTGAAAAATAGATTCTTTCATAGCTTCTTTCCTGCCTGAATAGTCATCCACATTGTCAAAAGCGTTAACT